TAATCGTAAAGTATAGAAATTACAATTTAAGTAATCCAGTTCTTTTTGAGAATATTAATCAAACAAAAGACATTACGACTACCAACAAAAATGAAAAGTATAAAGCAACTGTATCATTAAAAAATGCTGAAAAATCTTTAGAAGAAGCACAAAGAAATAATTATAGTGTACAAGACATTGAAGATGCTAAAGAAGCTGTAAGAGCAGCTAAAAGTAGAATAAAAATGTACATGTCAAAAGATGGAGAAAAAATAACAAACGTACCATCTCTTCCTATGAACCTTACATATTCATTGCTTTTAAAATTTAAAATTAAAAATAATTCTAATGCATTTGAACCTTACTGTATATTCTTTAGAGGAAATGATATAGACAATGGTTCACCAAGTCTTTGGTTTGATCCTAAAACATCTGGATTGATTATTATCTTTAAAGATCTTAGATCGAATGATATGGAAATAGATACCAGAGCAATACCTTTACAAAGATGGAATACATTAAAAATTGTTATCAAAAATAGAGAAATAAAACTCATTCTTAACGATATGCTTTTTAAAGTTGAAACGTTAGTAAACATACCAAGATTAGCATCATGCCCTATACGACTTTTACCAGGAGAATCATCTGAACATATTGATGTTTCTTACTTCCGTTATTTTGACCATGCTCTAGAATTAACAAGAATATCAAAAGAGAATTTTGAACAAAACGAACCTAAAGTATATAGTGTAAGGAACCCATATGATAATTTTTACTCAAAAGTATATACTGAACTAATTACAAATAATCTTAAAAAAAAAACATTATTCGAAGTAGAAGATGTAATTGAAAGAACAAACATGAAATCATATAATCAAATTGATTTACTTGATATTGGTGCGGGTGGGGGAGATCATACTCTTATTCTAGAAAAAAAAGCATTCCCCAATATCGATATTATTGCATTAGATAGATCTCCGTTTATGCTTAAAGAATTAGAAGACAAAAAGAAAACTGAAGATTTAAGACTCATTCAAGGAAATGCCTTAAATCCAGATTTATTCCAACCATTGAGTTTTAGTCATATAACTTGTTTTTATTTTACAATATATTCTATACAAACAGATATATTAGCTGAAAATGTACGAAAATGGTTAAGAAATGGCGGATGGTTTGTTGTACATTTGGTCGATCCTAAAAGATTTGATCCAATTATTGATGCTGCAAACCCATTTTATGGTTTAACCCTTCAAAAATACAGTAAAAAAAGAATAACCGAATCTAGTGTTAAATTTAAAGAATTCTCTTATTATTCAAACTTCGAAATGAATGACAATGATTCAAAAGCTTATTTCAATGAAGAATTTCACTTTAATGATTCTAAAAAAATAAGAAAACAAACCCACCCAATGGTTATGCATTTTCCGGATATAATTAAGAAAAAATTTGAGAATAAAGGACTCATTCATAAATTCACGACTGACCTAACAAACGAAGGTTATTTCTACCAATACTTATATTATTTTCAAAAGGGTGATGTACCTGATGTTTAAATTAATACTATTTCAAAATTTCAAAGAGATAAAACATATAGTATAATAATCTATGGAGATAACATTAGATTTTTATCATACGGCAATACTTATTATATTGTGTTACATTGTATTTACTTTAAATAACAATAAAAATAGAGAAGTGTCCTACAACAATGTACCTATGAAAGTAGATATTGATAAACATTCACTAAAAGAAAAGATAGAAAAGGATATTGAGAATGAACTAAAGGATAAATTAATTATAAAAGAATCACAAAAAACATGCTGTAGTAAAAATCAATTGGTTGATGTTATGAAAATAAATATACCAACACGAGGATGCCCAGAAGAAACAAAACAAGTCGGTGTTTTAACAAGTAGTAATCTTGATACTACTATTCCTCTTTACGGAAGAAGATTATGGAATGGGTCATCTAAATGGAATTATTTTACAAGAAATGATAAATTTGTAAGTGTAGTATTACCTGTTATGAATTGTGGTAAAGATTGTAGTGAAGAGTATGGGTGTAATGAAATATATGATGGAGATACAGTAAGTGTGCCCCAAGTATCCAATGAACCATTAAAAGTAACATTATATCATATGAATTGCCCAAGATATATTCCTTGTGTTTAATAATGCAACACAACCATAACATAAAATTAAACGATGAAAAAACAAAACGAATATTTGAAATTGATTTGTTTAAGGGTATTGCAGTAATATTAATGATAATTTTCCATATCCCTTACCTCTATACGATGATGGGTTATGGTTATCAACCAATACAAGATGGTATATTGTTGTATATGGCACGTATATCAGAATTTATATTTATAACCAATGTTGGTGTCAATCTTACATTAAGTAGACGAAAAAACACCAAAGAACAATTTATAAAGAAGCAATTTTTAAGAGTTTTTAAAATTGTCTTATTGGCATTATTTTTTACTGTAAGTACTTACATCTTGTTCCCTGCGATATATGTTAAATTTGGTATTTTACATTTTATAGCAACAGCTATTTTATTATTAATGTGGACATCCAAATCAATTATTTATAATTGTTTAATCATTCTTTGTGTTCTATATGCTAGGTTTAATAAGATTCTTATAAAAAATACCTTAAATCTACCAAGGGTTCTTAATTTCGTATTTGGATTATTTCCAGAATATTCTTCAATGGATCACTTCCCTTTAGTGCCTTGGTTAGGAATAGCCGCGTTTGGTGTTATATTGGGTAACATTTTATACAAAGAAAACAACAAAAAAATAGAAAGACGGATAAAAAAAATGGATGATCTTGAGCAATTCTCAAATAGTTCAGTATCCAAATATTTGCAATATCTGGGCAAATACTCTTTTCCTATATATGCTATACATTTTGTAATCTTGTATATTTTAATTAAAATTATAATGAATACTGTACACAAGATCTGTCCACCAGAATTATAAATGTTTGTATATTTGTTATATAAAAATATAACAAAATCTATAATAGACTATGGATCCTGAAACGAATCCAGTTCAGAATGTACCAGACGTTCAAGCGAATCAGCAAAGTAGTGGAATAGAAATGTCAGATGGAGCAGATAGCCCAATGTCAGCCTTCATTACAATGGGAATAGTCGCTATGCTCAATTTATTAATATTAGCAAGTACTCTCTTTAAGAATTATAATCCTAATAAATCTTCATTTGCCTTTTATGAAATGTTAAAGCAATCTACAATTCTTTATCTATTATCACAATCTTTTGGATTGATTATTCTTTCGAGATTGTTTGCTGGTTTAAAAAAATATGAATTTTTTGTATTACCTTTATTACTTGCAATATCTTCGTATATGATATCTGTAACTATGGGATATGCACAAATGTCAACATGTAATGCTACTGATGATATATCAATAAAGAGAGTTGGTTTTGAAGATAAGTCATTTGAAAATAAAACATCAAAAGCAAGTTCTAGAAAATATCTAGTATGGTTACTCGCTTTAATACCTGCATTATCTGTGATGATAATGTATTTCCTATGTTTTACATTTGATTCTATGAATACACCATTCTATCAATTACTTGGTGGAGGGAAATCAAGTTGGGGATATTTTATGTCGATTGGATTTTGGTCAGCTTGTGCGGTGTGGCCTACTGTGTCAACAATGTATTTTACATTATCCAGATTTGCTTGCAGTAGCGATTCATCCATAAATATCAAAGATGTATCTGATATATTGAATGAAGATGAAGATTAATTTATACCAAACATAACAAGAATAGGCGTTGGTCTTATTGATTTTGAATCTGTTGAATTATACAAACTAACATTTCCACCTAGTATGGGTATTTTGTTTGACCTACACTTTTCTGTTAATGTTTCTACAAATTCAACCAAAGAATTCAAAGAATCGTTAGGATGTCCATAGTTTAAGCAATTTATTATGCCCAACGGCTTTACTCCTTCGAATTGGCTTATACTATTATAACATTCATCAAATGTTTCACCCCATACAATAAATAGCTGTTTATTAATCTCATAAATGTCTAAAATAGAATAACTCCCGGGTTTATCTGGCCCTTTTATAGTTCTATTTCCTATTGTAGAATCGTACACCGACCATTTCTTCATGTCTTTAATTTTTTTAGCTGCATCTTTTACCTTTTCTTCTTTAATTTTATTTGATTTTTTGTAATTATAAGTGTAATCTTGTATATCTTGAAACATTGAAATGTTAGTTTTATATAAGACGTTTTTGTTCTCTTCATCATCGTAAATAGTATACATATTATCTATCGTGACTTTGCCTATTATAGAATATTCTAAATCCCATTTTTTCAAAATACTTGAAATTCTACCGTAATTTTCTTTTTTAGCGACAAGTAACATACGTTCTTGAGATTCAGATATAAGAGTATTACATGAGGTCATTGGATATTTTGTGGGTATTGAATTTATAAATAGTTTACACCCAAAATTTTTATTAAATCTCTTAATACCTCGTGTTACTACTTCTATGGATGCACATAACAAACCACCTGCACCCATATCCTGCATACCTACAACTAATTTATCATTGGTAATTTCATTACATGCGTCTATAAGAAGTTTCTCTAAAAATGGATCAGATTTTTGAACATTATTTTTTAAAATGTTAAGATCGGCGTCATCAGAGAAACTTTTTGATGACATAGCTGCTCCACCTATACCTTCATTCCCTGTTTTACTTCCTATATAAATAAGAAGATCATTCGCATTCTCAACATTGCCATACACAATAGATTCCTTTTTAACTATCCCGAAACATGCTACATTTACAAGTGGATTTTTGTTATATGATTTAGAACAATACAAATCACCACCTATATTCGGTACACCAACACAATTCCCATAATAAGATATACCTTCTATTGCATTATCTAATAGTTTTTTACTGTGGTCATCAACACCAAATCTTAAAAAATCCATTATAGCAATTGGTTTTGCACCCATTGTGAAAATATCTCTTAAAATACCTCCAACACCTGTCGCAGCACCTTCATATGGGTCTATAAATGTAGGATGATTGTGACTTTCAATTCTACATGCTAAAGCATATCCATTACCTATATCTACTATTCCGGCATTCTCTCCAGGACCCTGTATAACCCAGTCTTCTTGTGTATGCATCTTTTTTAAGAATCTTTTTGTAGTTTTATAAGAGATATGTTCGCTTCGCATAAGCTCATTTATCTTTTTATCAAAGTAATGTTGTGATTTAATAAGATTATATTTGGGATTGTTACAAAACATCATAACACATAATTTATACAAAAAATCACTGCTATTTCTCTCCGGGTGAGGCATCATGCCAAAAATATTCATAGATTCATTGCAAACACCTGCAACATTTGTATTATATTCTTTTTGTTTGGTTTCATATTCTAAAAATATCTTTGTATAGTTATCTGGAACATAATTTCCATATTTATTTGCAATATACATATCATATTTCTCAGAATCACAAATAACTGAAACTTGCTTACAAACAAATTTTTTTGTATTATTTATTACAAGATGCCCGGGTAATAATCCTAATTCTATCAATATCTGAAAACCATTGCAAATACCCAAGATAGGTATATTCTTACTAACGGCGTCAAGTATTATTGTTGTTACAGGAGATTCTATCGCTTTTTTACCAGGTTGTATTTCATAGTCCTCAGTAGCTTTCTCGTAAATTCTATCACCAAACGCAAAACCTCCCGGAATAACAATTAAATCAATATTTTCTAAATTGTTAATGGTATATAAGTTATGCCAAATAAAAAAACTATTAGGAAAGTAACGTTTTGTATCCATATCGCAATTAGAACCCGGGTATCGGATTATACCAATTTTCATATAAGATATTATATCATATCTTTGTTTAATATTAAAAATATTTTATTACTTGAATAATAATCTGTAAGGTAATGCGGGTTAAATATATAATTGTTTACTTGTTAAACTTTATAGTAGCATTTAAATTTCCAGATGGTGCAAGTATGAGTCATAAATTAAAACATTTAAGAATTAAACACGAATCATCGAGACGTCAAAAATCACCTGATAAATTAGATGAAAATACATTAACAAAGATGGAATCATTGGGTTTCATTTACGATGATGAGGAAAAAAAATGGAAGAGAGATAGTAGTAAAGACAAAAGACCCATAAATTTTGGATTAACACCCGATGTTGATCAATATACAATGCAACAATGGAGAGATAATGCTGCTTCTGAATTTGAGAATGAAACTTTAATTTTTGAACTTCCTAAAGTAAAAGTTAAATTCAATTCAAAATTAGTTAATGAATCTTTATCCGAAGGATTAAAAGATAATGAACAAGTGCAAAGATTAGGTTTTATGTTTGAAAATGGTAAATGGATTAGAGGATTACCAAGAAATACTCCGAGAATAGTTGAAATAAAAAGCAAAGATAGGAAGATGACTATAAAAGTTATAGATGAATTTAATGAGAAAATAGTAAATAGATTGGATTATATTATATCTCAATCACTTTATGTTACATCAATGAGCCTATTCGATGGTGCATTACGTATTGGTTTAGAGAAAACTACCCTACTATTGTGGATTGGTGCACAATATAAATTTTGGGATTTGTTTATAAATAATCCAATTATACTACAAGATGCATGGTCTGATAACAAATTAGATTTAAACATGCCTGAGATGTCTGCGATATTATGGGGAAGTACAGTTATATACCTAGTATCTTCATATTGTAAAAATGTAATATGGGATGAAACAAGTGGAAGTCTTTTAGGTGGGTCATTGGAACATGCTATTGTAGATGGTATTCTTAGTAATTATACAAAAGCACCTGCTTCATATATGGACCGTAAAGAAATGGGTTTGAATCATGTAATACTATCTACAAATTTACGTATGTTTTCATCATTTCCAAAAGTGGCATTTGTTCAATTTTACTTACAGAACAAAATATACTTATTTTTACTCAGTATTAATTCTTTAGATGCTACTATGATTCATCAAGATAATTTAGTTGTCATTCTAGAAACAGCAATTGCCATGGGTTTTATATCATATATAGTGGAAACGTTATCTTTTATATGGGTTCGTCCTCCAAAAACATCATATGAAGAGATACGAGCAATTAAAGAATCTATTTTATCCGATGATATTCATATAAGAATGTTAAAATCTAATCTAGTTGCTATGAGAAAAAATAAGCATGATAAAATTATAATAAAACATACAGAAAAAAAGATTGAAGATACTCAAAAGGAAAAGGAAATTTTTAAAAATTTATCAAATGCCTGGCTTCAAACATTTCACAATACGGATGTAGAAACTATTTTGCTACAAAATAACTCAAAAGTATTCAGAACGCCTTTATATTTGTCTAATTTTATGACTGGCTTCTCAGCCGCTTTATCATATAGTTTCAGTGATAATATTATGTTCCCAATAGGTCTTAATATAATTGGAAATTTTTTAGAAGAAATACCACCATTTAAAATGTCAAAAACTAAAAAAACGAACATATCTCTGTGCTGATTGAGATATTGAATTACGTAAAATGAAGCAATAAAAACATATAACTATATAATTAGATATAAAGAGTGTTAAGAGGTTACTTCAAATGTCTAAAGAACAGGAAGAATCAAAAAAAAAATCTGATTTTGTATTAACTAAAGGTATACCAACGAAAAATAGTTCTGAAAAACTAGAATGGAATGATAATGACTTGCGAAACGCCAAATCTGTAAAAGAGAGTATGGATGCCGTAAATGGTTTTTGTGGTTTAATGGCTGGGTTTGAAGGATTTATAATAAATGAATATGTTAAAAAGAATCAAAATTCGAATGACGATGATGATGAAAAACTATCAATAACTTTTCAATGGGGCTTGTTTTTGCTTATAATAAGTTTTATTCTAAACATTGCCGCTGCGACAGCATCTTTTTTATGGGGAGTTTTTTTAAGGGAAGGTCATTACCGACTTTGGTTTATGAAAGTTGTTGGGAGGTTAGTAAAGATTATGGCAACTGGAGCAGTTTTAAATTTCTGTATTGGTGTATTATTATTTATTAATACGATTGGATTAAAAAAAGAGATGCTTATTCCTATATATGCTTGTTCTGGTATTATTTTCACAATGATTATGTCGAATTTTATATATACTCTGATTGTAGTAAGTTTAGTAGATACTTCAGATATGTATACGAAAGTTATGGACATTGTGAATGGTTAGAATCAAAACTATTTGATAATTTCAACACAATTATTCATCTGTTAATTCTTTTATTTTTTTATATAGATTATTACAATCATATGCAATTTTAGTACTTGATAAACCAATATCTTTTCCAATTTTATTATAAGACATATCATCGACAAAACGTTTTTTTAGCAATAATCTTTCATAATTGTTTAATTCTAATCCTGTAAACAAGTCCGCAAATACATTTAAGTTTTCATTATATTTATTCTCAACATAATATAAGTCGTCTGAAAGATACGTATCTATGTTAACGTTGTTTTTCCTTTGATTATAAGGAATATGTATATGATTTTTCTTATTTTTGTATTTGATCATATATGCTTGAATCCAATAAGAGGCATAAGTTGAGAATTTTGTCCCCTTTTTTGGATCGTATTTATCAATTGCACGTAACAATCCATACATACCTTCTTGTACGAGTTCATCCTTTTCAATTTTTGGACAATTATACCCATTATATACCTGGTTACAATTTCTATTTGCAAAATAATGAACCAAAGGGGTATTTTGTGTTACAATAATTGCTTTATTTTTATTCGATATCGATAATGAATGTACATAAAATAACGTATTCAATGCAATAAGAATTAAGAACATTTTTATTCTAAACTAAGATTCTTGATCATTTTTATTTTTAAGCTAATAAAGAGGTTAACTGTTTCATTCACACAAGAATTTAAAAGCTGTAACAGCTGAATTTAGAACTGCAATGTAATGTGTATAATTCGTTTTTATATAAAAATTTTAACAGGTTTTTTTAATAAAAATAAATGTTCACAAGTACATCCAGCTATTGCAGCACTAGAAAAAGATTATGCAGATATATACCTACCTTATTGTGAAGATTCGTTACTTTGTAATAATGATATGTTATATTATGACAATGAAATAAAACACAATAATCTACCAATTTTTAAAAAAGAGGTTTCGACACAAACTGACAATTATCTGAATTTACCTATTGGAGACTATAGTGTAGTTAAAAATAATCATAATAATTACTTAGATATATATGACACTTATGAAGAAATTGATTTTGTTGAAGAATCTTACATTATTAATAATGATGATATTAGTATCAGTATTGATGATTCGATTGGATAATAGGAAAAGTTGTTAAATTTAAAAAAAGCTTCCAAAGAGATTTGAACTCTTGACCTTCTCATTACTAGTGAGGTG